ACAGACCTTAACAACAAATTGAAAGATTTAATTGTAGCAGGAACAGTAGGTAATGTAGGTAATGAAGCCTATAAGACTTTACTAGATGACTACATAGGCGATATGTTACCCTCATATTCTCTGTACCACGCTTTTAATTACCTTAGGCACAAAGTAGAGAATGGAAACATCTATTCTAAAACCTCCGAAACCGGAAATGCCTTAAGTACGGAAGAAGCTCAAAGCTTTAGGGAAGAAATTTTAAATACGGGTAGCTACTATCGTGAAAGGCTAATAGATTACATCCGTAATAATACTGCAAGTTTTCCTGAATACTCTACAAATACGGGTGCTGACGTCAATCCGTCAATTGAAAATTATTACTCGAATATGAACCTTGAAAGACCAAGACAAGGAACTAAACTTACTTTGAGAAACTTTCTAAATGCTTCTGATTAAATGAAAAAAAATTACAAGACAAAACCAATTAACATAACAAAATTAAAGACATACTTAAAAGATGCCAATAAAACAGATAGCAAAGGAAACAATAGAAGTAGTGGGAGTGAACGCAACAATACTAAGCGTAACGACCTTCACAAATATTGAGGTAGCTTTAAAGATAATCTTATTATTAGTTTCTATAATTTATACAATAGACAAGTGGTGGTTTCACAAAAAGAATAGATGATGCCTAAGAAAAGAAAACTAAACAGCTTGAATCCTAAGTACATAACTAAAATTACAGAAGATGTTAAAGTGCATAAAGTTTTTATTAAAGAAGTTAAAGGCGTTAAAATCTATGCCACCTACTCAATCTAATTTGACTTCGATCAATCTTCTTCTTATTAGAGATACATTCTCAGATAAGTCTACACTAGGTGAGCTTTTTATAAATGGTGAAAGATTTTGTGATACATTAGAAAACCCTTGGATAAATAACAAAAAGAATGTAAGTTGTATTCCAAGAGGTGAATACAAAGTAAGACTTAGACTAGCAAGAGAATCAGCAACAAGGGATTATTTACATTTGCTTGTGCAAGATGTAGAAAATAGAAGTTATATCTTATTTCACAGAGGAAATTACCCTAAAGATACAAGCGGCTGCATACTAGTAGGCTTAGGAAGTGAACAGGACGTTGTTTATAACTCAACCTTAGCTATGGACTTAGTTATGAAAGAAATACTTAATTTAGGCGGCGAAAACATTAACTTAATAATCAAAAATAAATAATTATGAAAAAGTTTTTTCAAAAGTACCTTATCGGACAGATGTTGAAGTCTAAGAAATTTTGGTACGCAATCAGTTCAGTAGTAGTTCCTGCTCTTGTAACTTATTTAGGAGTGGATGAAAATACTGCAACAGAATTGTATCACGCTATCCTCGTACTTATCGTTGGACAAGGAATTGCTGACGTTGCTAAAAAGTAACAGATACAGATTAAAACCTCACGAGGTAGCTGCTTTACAGAAGCTGAGGGAATCAGAAACTAGGAACGTCTTAGTTATTGGTGACCTACACGAACCCTTCTGTCTTGATAGCTACCTTGATTGGTGTTTAAAACAATACGATACCTTTAATTGTACAGAGGTCATCTTTATAGGTGATGTAATAGACAATCACTATTCAAGCTACCACGAAACCTCTGCGGATGGAATGGGTGGCTTAGAGGAGCTAGAATTAGCTATTAAGCGTATTGCACGTTGGCGTGATGCTTTCCCTAAAGCAACTGTACTTATTGGAAACCACGATAGACTGATAATGCGTAAGGCTCAGACTTCAGCAATCCCTTCTAAATGGATTAAGTCTTATAAAGAAGTATTAGAAACTCCTGATTGGAACTTTGTAGAACGCTACACTTTAGATGACGTTCAATATATACACGGAGAAGGAGGTACTGCTTCAACTAAGTGTAGAGCTGATATGATGAACACAGTACAAGGACATTTACATACTCAATGTTATGTTCAGAATTTTGTAGGACAGAACTTCAGAATCTTTGGTGTTCAGGTTGGTTGTGGAATTGACCACGAAAGTTACGCAATGGCTTATGCTAAATACGGCAAGAAACCTGCTGTCGGCTGTGTAGTTGTGCTAAATAACGGTAAAACTCCCATCAATTTGTTAATGCCTTTGTAGGTTTTAACCCCTTTTTATACCCTTTTTCAATCTTTCTTTAAATTTATTTTAGTATCATTTACTAGATAAGGAATAACTATTTTTAACCTTTTCTGTTAAAAAGTTAGTTTAAAAGTCTGTTAATTAAATAAAAGGTTTATCTTTGCTTCATAATAATTAAAGAAATAAACAAAATGAAAAATTTAATCAAAACACTTTTAGGAATGGCAGGACTTTACGGCTGCTTATATTTACTGCTAGGTACTCTTACTTTAGTAGAACTTTTTTTAGGACTAAGATAATGAAATTCAAATTAAAAGACGCAAACACTAAACAGGAAGCTATTATAAGCCTGCTAGATGTACAAACCAATAAGCCTGAGCTATTGCCTAACAATACAGCATTAACTGAGGACGGACTTAATCTATTGCCTTTTCAATTGGTTAGAGATTTATATGTAAAAGTAAAAGATACTTATTACAATTCACTTGACTTTAATAATAAATTTTAATATGACAATACAAGACGCAGAATACCTAGAATTTTCTAGTTATGTAGATTATAACAAGCCTTGCTACTCAAAGTTTATGGGTTACCAATTAGACAACAAAAAAGTCTTAGCTGAAGAATGGTTGCTAAAACCTCAGTTCAGTCCTGTAAGCTTGAAAAATTATGATAGAAAATCAGGACATTTCAATAATGACTTAGTAAAAAACAGCAGGTCGTTAATAGTAATAGGAACAGAACTTCAGGTGTACAGAAAGTTTGAAGAAATGCTAAAGACTTACGGTTGGCAACAAAAGGACTCTTGGAATGTTGAGTTAAAGCCTGAGCATTTAAAACACTATAAAGAAAACAATAATTCACCAACACTAATAAATTTAATATAATGCCAATACAAATGCCAATAGAAATTAAAGATGAACTAATAGACAAAAGAATGAATGATATAAATACATTCCAAGCACACGAAAATGAAATATATTTACGAGGTACAGATGAATATGGAAATGACTTTCAAATCTGTTTTGATTCTTACAACTTCTTAGAATGGATAGACTCAGAACAAGTAGATTACATAAAAGAACAATTAGTTAAATACATAAAAAGTAAATAAATTTAATACATTTGCACAGAATTATTAACAAAAATAAATAATATGAAAACAGAAATTTTAAAAGAGAAGTACATCAAGTATGGACTTACTAAAGACGATATATTCAAACATCAGCATTTTTTAATCATTACAAGGTCAGGAATAGATAAGATACAGGCTTTAGAAGGCATTACGATTGACTATGAGGTTATAAACTGCGAGAAGGACTTTTGTGTAGTTAAAGCAAATGCAGCAAAAGGTGACGCGATTATTCAAACATTCGGCTCAGCATTAAAAGGAGCAGGATTTAAAGACGGAAACTGTAATACTTGGTACGTAATGGAGATGGCAGAAAAAAGAGCTATGAGCCGAGCAGTCTTAAAGCTTACAGGGTTNTANGANTTGGGCGTATTTGGAGAAGANGAATCAGAAAGTTTTAAAAAACAATAATTAACTAAATAAATAAATAAAAATGGAAGTAAAAGGAACAGTAAAATTAAAGTTAGCTGCTGAATCAGGAGTTAGCAAATCAGGTAAAGAATGGAGAAAACAATCTATTGTAATTGATACAGGAGGTGAATTTAATAATGAAGTAGCAGTAAGTGCATTTGGTGATGAAAAGCTAAAACAAATGGATAAATTAGAAGTCGGTATGGAAGTTAAAATCTTATGTAATGTTTATTCAAGAGAATACAATGGTAGATACTTTCACAATATAGACGGTTACCACTTTGCAATTATGGGGAGCGAAGCACCTGCCCCTGTTCAGTCTGATGATTTACCATTCTAAGATGACACAAGAAGATAACTTTAAAAACTTATGCAACCTGACAACATCTTTGTTAGGCTTGCGTAAGGGTTCTTTAGCCTACAAAAGTAGAAAACAAGAACTTCAGGTAGCAAGAACTATTGCAAGTGTGATAGCTAGAATAGAATATGAAATACCACACTCAACTATTGCTAAGGTAATAAATAGAAATAGAACTTTGATCTATCACTATGAAAAGAATCATAAGCATAATTATTCAACCTTTCCTAAATACAGAGATACATTTAATAAAGTCTTTAATGCTTTTCAATCTATTGAAGATTCTAAAAAATCGTTCTTTGATTTACAGCAGCTAAAAGATTACCTAAGAAAGAATGATGTTGTTAATAGTGCAAAGCACCAAGTAACAATAAGGATTCAATCAGGTGAAGTAGGTACTGATGTTAAAGTTTCTTACAGGAACTTCTATAATCAATTAGAATTAGTTAAACTTGCACTTCAGAACTTCAAATATGAAATTGAGATTATAACCTTATGAAAGAGAAGCCTAACTACTATGCAATCCTAACTGCTGAAATAAGATACAGTAAAGCCTTGACACCAAATGCTAAATTGCTTTATGCAGAGTTAACAGCTTTATGCAATATGAATGGTAAATGTACAGCTTCTACTGAATACTTTTGCAGACTGTATGAAGTTAGTAGGGTTTCAATACAAAAGTGGTTAAAGAATTTAGAAGATAATAATCATATTAAGCGTGTTAACATATATAAACAGGGTAGTAAAGAAATATTAACAAGGGTAATAACTTTGGTTAACACCCCTAGTAAAGAAAAGTTAACAGATAATACTAATATAAATATAACTAATACTAATCTTACAGATAGTAATAAAAAGGCTCTCTTTAAAAAACCTAGTTTAGTTGAAGTTAAAAATTATTGTATCTTACGCAAAAATAATATAGATGCAGAATCTTTTATAGATTTTTATGAAAGCAAAAATTTTATGATTGGTAAAAATAAGATGAAGGATTGGAAAGCTTGTGTTAGGACTTGGGAAAGTAGAGAAAAGAAGAAACCAAAAACAATGTCTAAAATAGATATGCAATTAAATGAATACTTAAAAGGAAAAGAATACTTATGAAATTATTAAAAAATGAAAACCTAAAAGAACTTACTGAAAAGGTTTATGATTTACTTACTACAACCAAAGTAGAAATAGGTCATAATACAGATGGTAAAACTTTAGCAAGTCTAAGTAAGATATTTGCAGCAGACTTAATACAGGAAAAAAGATTCGGTAATATGACTTGGAATCAAATATTAGATGCCTTTCACATTGGCGTAAGATTCGGAAAGGATGAACCATTTTTAAACATCAGAACCTTTTATAAGTGGGTTTATACTCACAAGAAAGTAATTGATGACGCAACATATCAAGTAAGAACATTAGGGAACGACCCTAAAAAAGTAAGATATTATCAAGAAACTTTAAAATTATTAAAATGAAAAAAGAAAAATTGTACAACCCTGAAAAGACAGATAGTTTTGTAATGATGTTCGGATTCAAGCAACCGAGTACATACCGACCAAATAAGTGGGTATCAATTAAAAAGACTAAAGAAGAAAAGAAATGAAAACAAAAGACAAAGTAAAGTACTGGCTTAATAGATATCCTAGTTTAAAAGATGATGATAATAGATTATCTGCTAATATATGGTATGAAGAATTAGGTGGTGCTGATATTACAGCACAAGATTTCTTAGCATTATATGCAGCTAATAAATTAACATCAGCTCCAAGCATAAAACGAGCTAGGGCAAAACTTCAGGAAGAAGAACCTAAATACAGAGGTGAAAAGTATAATCTTAGGAAAGGAATATTGCAAGACAAATGGAGAAAAGACTTAGGCTATGAAGAAAACAATTAGCAAATTAAAAAAGGAACTTGATAAGTGGTTCAGCCTTTACATAAGACTCAGGGAAGCTAACGAATATGGAATGTGTCAGTGTTTCACGTGCGGCAAAGTAGCCCATTACAAAACTGGAGGTATGCAGAACGGACACTTTCAAAGTAGGAAACACCTAGCCACTAGATTTTCAGAAGACGGAAATTGCGAGGTACAATGTATAAAGTGTAATATTTTTGGTAGCGGAGAACAGTACTTGTTCTCGATTAGACTAGATGAAAAGTATGGAGAAGGCAGAGCTGAAGAACTAGAGCAATTAGCTAGGACTACACTTAAGATTTCAAGAGTAGAATATGAAGAAAAGATAAGTTATTACAAATCACTTGTTAAAAACTTAAAAGAAGAAAAAGAAATTGAGTAACATTTTTCATATCTTTGGCGTATGACAGAACCGATTTATTCAAGTGCTGAACACAGAGAAATAATAGAAGCGTACTTAGAAATGTGTATGGACTTTGCTAAAGAATTATCAACTAAAAGCAGGTACGAAGGATATTTAGAAGTTGTAGATGTTATTTTAGAATATCATAACGGCTATGGAACAGGATTAAAAGAGAATAATTATTGGGATTGGGTAATGATAATACCTATCAATGTTTCAGTAGCAACAAATGGATTCTTTGCAGGAATAGAAACTAAAGGAAATAGAGCAATTATCAGGTCGTATAAACTAATACTAGAAGAAGTAGTACAGCAGGTTGTAGATAAGATTGATAAAATGGAAATTATAAATGACTGAGATTTATTTAGAAATATCAAAGCTATCAGATAAGTTCAGAACTATGGCTTACGGATTAACCTCTGATGAAAATGAAGTTAATGAAGCTGTTCAGGAACTTATGATTTATCTACTTCAGATGAACCCTGTAACTTTGAAAGCTATTTATGATAATGACGGAATAGATGGCGTAACAAGATACGGAGCAGTAGCATTAAGGCGGGCATTGACAAGTCCTAGAAGTAATTACTATTACAAGTACAAAAAGTATTACACGCATATTGATAGTCTTACTAGCACAATTACTTATGATGTTGTAGATTCAGGCGAGATAATACCTTCTAAGCACCTATATAACCTTCCTAATGAAGTAGTAGACAGTTATCAATGGACTAGCCTAGAAAAGATAGATGAAGCCTTAGAGAGCTTTACTTGGTATGATAGAAAAATATTTGAATTATACTATTATGAAGAAGGAAACACTTTAGATAGTTTAGCAGCAAAGACAGGGATAAGTAGAAACAGCTTATTCACGACAATAGACAAAGTAAGAGTACAGCTAAAAAATATGTTAAATGAATAAGTTTTTTGTACCTAACGAAGTCTATGAAGATAGGATAGCTATCTGTAAGGGCTGTGTTTACTATAAATCTTTATTAGGAAATTGCTCCATTTGTAAATGCTTTATGAAAGTGAAAGCACGAATAGCTCCTATGGCTTGTCCTCAGAAATATTGGGATAAAACAAGTGAAGTTGAAGTTAGGAAAGATATACCTGAAGAAATAATAGCAGAGATTATATTGCTTTGGGAGGACTTAAAAACAGGAAGAGCTAAAGACCAAGCAGCTAAAAAATCTATGATTGAGATTTACAATACGCTTTACAATACTAATTACAGCGTAAGGACAAATTGTGGTTCGTGTATAGCTACTTGCTTTGATGGAATAAAAAAAATATATAAAGAATACTCTAAGGACTAATACTAATAAATATAGGGTAAGACCTACAAAAGCGTTTAATTTGCCTAGAGTAGTAGAGGGGGGGTGTGGTTACCTCCCCAATACAAACTAAAATAATAATAATGAATATAATAGTAATATGGCCTTAGAACGAACTTACAAGACAATCAAAAGTATATTGAAACATCACATAAAGAATGGAGTTAAGTCTTTGTGGACTTGGAAAGACGACAACTTCACAATGATATACGAAAATTATGCAGGTGATGACAGAATATATACAAGTAATCAACTCTTAAAACTTTTAACAAAATGATAATATTTACAGTACTCGGAATCCTAACAGCACTATTCTTTTTTATAGTAATCCTTATGGCTATCTTAGAATCAAAAGCAAAAAGAATAAAGAAAGAAAAAATCCTTTGGAATATGGATAAAGTAGAAAC